CCATTTCTTAGGTGATCGCCATACCCTTGCCCATGCTATCATATAGGGTGAGGATGTTGCCCTGCAGGTCATCTGTCTTGTTATACAACAGGTCAATCAGCTTAACCGCCTCGATGGTGCCAAAGGCTTTCTGTAGCTGGAGCTTGTCGGCTGCTGTAAGGGTCTCGCCAAACTTTCCCTTGATAGCACTGAGTATTTCAGGCATCGAGCGAAGCTGTCCGTTGGCTCCGGTGAAGCTTAACCCAAGCTCTTTACCAGCTTTGGAGGCACTGCTGAGGAAAGCAGTATACTTTGTGCCGGCTTCACTACCGCCCATGGTAGCTTGCAGCATACCGAGGATAGAGAGCTGCTCCTCCAGCGGCACATTTGCCGAGGTGGCTGTACCACCCAGAGCAGAGATTGCCTGCGCCATACCAGACCCGGAAGTTTTAAAGATCCTTACGGAATCAGCAAGCCCTGCCGAAAACATTTCGCCGAATTCCAGATCGGACATTTGGGCATAATAGTTCTTGTAGATACCATAGCCGGTAGCAAAAAGATTTGTCATTTCTGCGATGGTTGATTTGGTTGCCTTGGCAGTTACACCTGATAATGTGGTATACTGCGCTACACCTTCATCGGTGAGAGAAGCTATACCGCTCTTGATATCATAGGCAGCGGCGATAAACTCCGGTTTAGTGGTGCCTGCCCAACGGTCAGAAAAGCTTTTGGCAGCGTTTTCTAAGGCGGCTAAGTTTTGGATGCCAAGAGACGCCAGCGTGCCCAGCGCATCTTGTGTGGCGAAGGTAGCTTTAACAGGAGCGATTGCAGCATCGGCGATCTGATACCCTGTACCGATTAATACCGCTCCATCGGTTGCCATCCTAGCCATGTTGTGGCTGTATTCCTGAAACTTGCTTACAGTATTACCTACAGCACGCTGTATGGTAGCCGATGGACCAGAAATACGGTCAATCATATTTACCAAAACCGACAGCTTATATATGGATTCCATTCCCATTTATTTCTCACCCCCTTGCTTTTTGGATTGTTTTGACATATACTTAAATCAAAGATCTTTTAGAATTGAGGTGTAGCTTATGTTCGCACCATTTTTTACAATAATGCTATTTATCGCTGCCGCATTGTTTGGCATAGGGGTGTTCTTTATACTAGGAATTGTCTTTCCGCTAGGACTATATACTGTGCCTTATCTGGCATGGATTGATGATCAAAAGAAACAGTATAGCTTTCCTAAAAAGCTTGAATCCGAATCCTACCCCGTTATCAAAAAGGTTTTCCATGATGCCAGAAACGCCACCAAACTATATCGCTCTTGGCTTACTAAGAAGCCCCACGGTATTACAAGATTTTAATCAAACAGCCCCTGCCCCTACGGCAGGGGCTGTTTCTTTGCGTCTAGTGCCTTTGCAATCGCCCGGGCAAAGGTATCTGTCCATAGCTCAGCAGTAACCCTTGCCTTGGCTGTCAGCTCTGCCAGCTCCTCAAGGTCACAGGCGGCTATCTGCTCCTCGCATATATCCGGCAGGAAGGTCTGCACCTCCAGCTTTAGCCGTTCATAAATGCTGCTGTTTAGGCGACCGATATGGTCGTCTATAACTTTTTTATGGATACATCCTTGCTCATGCCAAGCAGGCTAAACAGCTTGTCATTGAGGCTGACGGCCAGCGCCGGGAATTCTTCCAGATCCTCTTTGAGTGCATCTTCCTGCTCTGGGATGATGTTATCCAACACAAAAGTTTTGGTAGCCTTGGTGGGGCTTTGGCTGGCTGTTTTTACAAACCTGTCATAGCTTGCCACCGTAGGCTTTTTAAAGAGATAACTGCGAGATTCGGTGGTGTAATCATCAATCTCCAGTACGGTTTCCACCGTGTAGAGCTTATCGTATTTGTCCTTGAGCGCCTGCAGGTCAAGTGCCCGCTCGTGTTTCTGATCCATAGTTTACACTCCTTTTGCCAAAAGTTTTGATATATTAAACTGGCTCCAAGCCATCTCGAACGATCTTGCCAACCACAAGGCACTCGATATCAATAGGCAGGGTCTTATCGCCCTGGGCAGCCTTATTGTCTACCTTGGTGATGGTTACCTTGTTGATCACATCGGTTTTAATACGACCACCATCGCTGGCATAGCTTACAACAATCTTAGGGATAACGAGCCCATAGAGCTTTTTGCCCTGCGCCTTGCACCAGTCGGCAACCTGATCGTAATCATCCTTGAGCATCCCCAGCTTGCAGGTGGCTTTATAATTACCCTGACCGTAGCCCTTGGGTGCTGAGCCCATCCCGTAGGTTGCTTCCTTTTCCATCTCGTCGCCGTAATCGATGCTCTGCAGGTCGAGATCCAAACCAGGCAGCTTTACGGTAATGTCACCCCAGCCGTAATAAACGCCGTTGATGTATTTAGACATGCCTACCGCCTCCTTTCATTAAGCATATGGGTTTTCCATTCCGAGATCGATCTGGATCTCTCGGATGTAACCGATAGGTACATAGCGGATGATCAGCTCTAGTGTGTCGGTCGAGAGAATATCTTGATCCTCGGGGATGATAACACGAGCAGCGGAGATTTCGCCGGCTTCTACCATGCGATCCAAAGGAGCTTCGGCAAAGCGGGAGATGGCCTCAAGCTCAGCATCCAGATTCGCTACATCCACATTGGCCTGCAGCTGGAGCAGCATAGCTTTGCGCACCTCACGGGTGATTTTGTTAGAAACCCGCACTCGCTCGGCGTACTGATAATCGCTGCCCACCGGAGCAAACATGCGGGCGTTGGTAACATAGTAGCCGGCCAGTCCCTCATAGCGCCGAAGTGTGAGGTAGCCTGCAGCATCCAGAGCCTCCAGCTCATCCTCAATGCCGGCAGGGAAAAGATTCAACAGCTTGCTATCCGCAATGTTGAAACTCTTGGTTTCTCCTATACTTTGCTGTACCGATGCCCTGGCATATAGTCCGCAAATTACACCTGCAAGATTCATCTCCTGTGTTGTACCGTCCATCCGCTTATATGCCCCTCTGGCTGCGATCACCTGCAGGTACTTATTGTCGATACCCTTGCGATCGGAAATGAGCGAGGAAGCATAGGCTTCGGCGGTTTGCCCAGTTGTAGGAACGGGGGCCTCGAAGACAAAGAACAAGGGGCGGTGATACTCCTCAAAAAAGCGTTGTGCCACAACTCCAGCAGCTGCCCAAAGGGTTTTATCAGACGGGCCCACAATATGAGCAAACTCTACAGTCGCTTTCAGGTGGCGTATCTTTTCAATAGCCGTCAGTATCGCTTCATTAGAAGCGCCGGGGGCAACGGTATCAAAGGTGTATTGGTCTCCTGCTGCAAAGCCTGATTCACCTGGGGCAAAGGTGAGGGTTAATCCTGTTGGGTTGATGGCCACCACACCACCTAATGGTAGTACCATCTCATCCCCCAATGTGATACCGCCATCGAGACTATAGCGCATGGCTGCCTCATTGAGATCCCCGGCTCGGGTTATTTTTATAACTACCTTGTAGGCATTGTTTGGCTTGCCGGATACTGTCAGCGTACCGGTGCCGGTGCCCGTTTTGGTGACACTGCCGGTCGTGCCATCAGTCGTAGCGGCTACAGGTATACAGTACAAGGTGCTTGCCCCGTGCTCCACGCTGTCCATAACTGCATCTGCCAAAGGGCTGAGCCCAAGCAGAGATTGTATCTTGCGGGGGTTCATGCTACCCCGGATCTCAATGGGTTCAGTAGCGGTAACAGGAGATACACCGATCTTCACATGGATACCAGCACCGCTGACACTGCTCATAAGACCGCCGTCTGTGATGGTGGTTTTTACATCTCTAAGCATTTCTTTCACCTGCTTTCTTTTTCAAAAATTTTGATACAGCAGACCTGTATTCCTCTGCCGATACCTGCTTACCACTTGGCCAGCTCTGCATGGATTTGACGCCGGCAAATATGGAAAGAGGTGTTTTGTTGGTATGCTGATGCTGCTCAATAGGCAGCAGCTGGGATTCTGTTTTTATTTGCTTATCTGCCACCGGGTGGCACCTCCTCAATGTTTGTGATGATGTTTGACACACCACGCAGCTCCCGCTTTTTATAAACACCGCCTCGGAATATGATTAGAAACTCCACAGATACCTCGGCCTTGAGGATGCTATCATCCTTGTTAATCCAGTCGGCTTCACCGATATCAATAGCTACATGATAACCATCGGGCAGGATGAAGCCTGCATCAAGCTGCTGTAGGAAGCTTTCATATAAAGGCTCCAGCGCTTCCAGGCGATACTCACTCATAACCACATTAAACTTCACTTCACGATCAAACAACTTAGTAGCTTTACCGACGCTCCCATTGGTCATAATGTTGATTTTCGAGCCGTTGCGTACATTGTTATCTGAGGCAAAGAGCACTGCGGCCATGTGGTTTTCTGCACAAGCTTTGATCTCCTTCAGCGTGTAGTAGACCTTTGTTTCCTGCCCCATAACTCCACGAATTTTCTGAGCTAAGTATGCTCTGAATTCTGCAATCACTTTATCCCTCCTCGATGGTGTTCATCAGTGTAGCCTTAATCTCTGCCATATCATCCTTACTGATTCCCAGAAATGGGCGAGCCGGCAGCTGCACCTTGACCTGCTTTTTATTGACCCAACGCCCACCAACACGAAAGCGCAGCCCCTTGGTGGTTTTGGCTTTGATTGTTACAGGGCGTTTATCGCCAAACTGATGGCGGGCAGCATAGATGGTGTTGGTACCTACCGCAAAGCCGGTATTGTCGGCTTTACTGCGAATGGAGTTGCGCAGTCGGGCGGTATCTGTTAAGGTGACGCCGCCCGATTCCTGCACACGGATAGAAGCTTTCCATGGTTTATCATCAGGCCCTCGCTGCTCTTTGAAGCGCTTACGAGTGGACGTTCGCAATGTTTGCCCCAGGGCTTGATTTAAGCCGGTAGCATCAAAGTTCTCCAGCTTTCGTATATGCCGAGTTAAGGCTCGTATATCGCCGTCCAGCCTGATGGTTACCATAGTCTACATTCCTTTCATATTGTCTCTGCCAAACAAGCGGGGCGGGCTCTGCATCTGAAAGCTTACAGCTGCCTGCTTGGCTGGTGCCTCCATACCAAGGCTGGCAGTGCCAGCTGCGACAGTGGTTAAAAACTTAATCGCAAATTTGTATCGCTCCCGATAGTTATCTTCTCGCTCCTGGGATATCACACCGCTGCGTGATACTAGGTTATAGACCGCAATATCCTTGGAGTATTTGACGATCACCTTGGGGGGATCAGCCAGCGGTACAGGATACCGTCTGCCGATGTATCCATCAATTTCGGCACCTGCATCTTCGATGGCTGCCTCGATCAGCGGCAGCAGCTTGACTTGTTGATCCTCGGGATCAGCTATGTAGTCATTGCCAATGATGCTGTTGATCAGATCATCCTTGAGCATTGCCCGCACATCTTGAGCTGTACAGTACATAATTACATCACCTATACGGTAGTGCCGTCAGAACCATACGCCAGCTGCCACAAAGAGTATCCTGCATTGCCTCTGGCCTCACAGCCATAGTTATAGACCGCTTTCATGAATGCAGCTTCGCTGTCTGGCTCAGTTTGTGCTACAAATTCAGGGGGCTTGCGCTCCTGGAAGATCAGCGGCTTAATCACCTTTGTGGTGTCAAGTAGATACCAGCTGGTATCGGCTCCGGCAAGATCAGGCACTACCAAAGGCTCTGCTGTACCTTTGTATACATTGGTCGTGCCATCGATCTGGTCAGCCTTAAGGATTGTCAGTGCTTCTTTTTCAAGAGCCGGAGGCACTACCAAGAGGTTAGGGGTAATCTTCATCGGTTTACCCTCTTCATCGCAAACCGACATCATGGAGGCACGAGCTGCTGCATAGGATTCGGCGGTGAGCTTTTTGGTGCTGCGATTGGAGTAGGTTCTTTTTCCCTTACCCACATGATCAGTGGCAAAAAAGGTCTTGCCATCATAGCACTTTTCCGTGAAGCCGTTTTTCAGTAGACTAAAGACCAGCTCATCAGGATATGCCTTGGCTTCTTCGCCCATCTGCTGCATGAGAGGAGCATAGATACCATACTGATCATCCTCGATAGCGGTTTTCGGAACAGATACCGTCATCTCAAACAGCTTGTTGACGATACGATAACCTTCCATAGATAAGGGCTTAATAACACGATCTCCTACCCATTCCCTAAACCTTGGTAGAGATCCAAGCCATGCATAAAGATTCTCACCAGTTTCAGACGGAACACGGGTAGCCACCTTATCCCAGAGGGGCTTCTTGCCCTCAAACGCCTTATTAAAAATCGTTTTAAAACCGGTAGTGAGGGAACGCAGGGAGTCCTTATTGATTACAAACATTAGTTTACCTCCTCAAATTTAAAGTGTCTCTACAATTACCTGATCGCCCTCAAACCCGAGGACTTTGCCTGCCACACTGGAACCAGTGTCAACAGAGGTAACCGTAGCATCATCGAGAATATAGCAGGATTTACCTACATGGGCTTGGGTGACCTTGCCTGCAGTGCTGTCATTATCCCAAAGGTGAGCGCCTCGATGTACCGTCACGGTGTCATCATTCACATGCACACAGCAGCCGATGGCAGGCTGATCAGCAGCTTTCTCTGCGGGCACCGCCTTTCCCGCAGCAGTTATGGCAGTCAAAGCTCCAGGGTAAATTACAGTCAGGGTGTCTTTAGGCAGTACCATCAGGGATCCTGCAACGATTGCGGTTTTTCTAGGTGCGTTTAGCATAGTAGTCATCCTTTCTTATTTACCACCGTAGGTTTTGAGATCTTCCGAGGTAATACCGAGATTCTTGCAAACCAATGTATCGGTTTCGTTGGTAGCGGATTTGGAACCAGGGGCACTCGGGATATCCAGCTTACCCATAGGCACTGTAGGGGTAGCCAGCTCAAGAAATTTGGTGAAGCCCTTGGGGTCTTTTAGGACATATTCTTTTGCCCAAGCTTCCTGCGCCGGTGTGATCTTGCCGTCCTTAAGGGCCATCTGTACCACATCGTCGCATTCATATTTCTGTAACTTTGCCAGAACAGCGGCGTGAGCCTCCACCGAAACATGATTTGCGGGATTTTTTAGTGCCATGATTTTTGCTGTTACCTCAGCGGTGTCAGCAGTCTCAGGCAGTTCCAACAGCTTGCTGACCGTCTTGTTTACCACCAGCGTACCCTCCGACTGTTTAGCAGCTGCTTCGGCTGCTGCTTTGACTGCGGCTGCGACCTCGTCCTCGGTGGCTGTATCAGGTAGACCAAGTAACTTTGCTAATGTTTTTAAGAATTCCATACTTTCCTCTCCTTCTTCATAATCAAATTTTGCGGAGTTTACGATTGCGAACATCCCGTCAATGGCGGGGGTATTCGTTAACCCTACACTTTGCAGCTGTACTGCTTTGTTGTCTTTATTGCGTGCCAGCAAGACCGGGGAGCAGTAACGATACTCTTTGTTTTGCAGGTACTCTCGGGCTTTAGGTGTCCATTCAACCTGAGCGCAGATCGCTTTGTCGCTTAAGCTCAGGGATTTGATCCAACCTGCCGCCGGGGCCTGCACATCAACGAGGGTTTGATGCTCATAATCAATTACGATATCTACACCTCGTCGAAGGAAATGCTGATTGATCAGTTCATAGCTCTCTTGATCAGCAAAAAAGTCTCCTTTGGTGGTTTTTACTCTGCCCAGCGGTATCAGCTCTATCGTATCTGGTACGCTGCTGTTTACCGCGGCAGTGCATACAACTAAGCGATTTTTAAACTTCATGTAGGTGATCACCTTCTTTATAGCGGTAATATGTTCCAAGCCTGCGTTAACACGCGTTAAAAGGCTTATTAAGGGCGTTGCCTATAAGTAGAGCCGTTTGTGGTGTTCAAGGGCTTAAAGAGCCCTTGAAGCGCTCGCTATCCATAACGCTCCTCAAATGCCTTAATTAGCGCTGGAGGGAACCCATCAAGCTCCGGTTCAAACTGAATCTTTGCCGGATTGCTCCGGAAACTCTTGTCGGGTAAAAACTCCTCTACACCTTGCTCTTGTATCCGTGACCAGTCAGGACGGATATCCTCAACAGCTACGCCCATGGCATCAACTTCCCGCTGCGACAAGCTCACCACACCGCAGCGACATCGGAATCCATTGGGAGGATACCACATATCCCAAATAGGGCTGTCTGCGGGAAACACTTTGCCGTTCATGGCAAGGTGGGTTGGGCGAGTGCGCTCATCTTCCACCGCTTCATACATCCAGTAGGGGCGAGCTTTGAGGGCTCCCTCTGAGGTCATCTCCTGATAGGCTCCAACATTGTAGGCGGTCTGCAGATTGGTGCGAAAGATGTTCTCTGCTGCCCACGATGAGATCGGATCATAACCGGATTCGCTTAAGAAATCATTTATCTCCTGCCGAAAGGTTGCTTCGGTTGTACCATTGGCAACTGCTTCCGTCAGCTTGGCTTGAAATGCTTTTAGAATCCCTAGGGAGGTATAGCCGCTTACAGTAAAGGCGAAAGTGCGGTATTCCTCAGCCAGTTTGTTAAACTCCTTCGCTGTCAGGGTAAGCTTCTCTGCAAAATATTTTACAGCTTCATCGTAGGTCATGGGTTTTTCGTTGTCGGTCAGGAAGCGTAGAAGATCCTCAAACATGAGCTCGTTCCCTCCCTGCCAGATGGGCTGCCAGCATAGCATCCTGCAAGAGCTGCTGCAACTGTGGGTTGTGCATCTGATCCAGCAGCTCATTGACCTTAGCCGGATCATTCAGCATCTGCTGGGCGTCCACTAAACTTGTACTGTTTATCAATCTTTTGATTGGATCAAAACTTTTGGCAAAAGCACTACTGCTCTCTTTGGTGCACCACTCTGCCAGACGGTCAATGCGGGCTTGATATTCTCTACTGCTCTGCAATTGAGGAGGCGGTAGAAGCGTATCCTTGAGGGCAAACAGCTGATCCTTTAACGGCAGCAGCGCAGAGGCTGAAGCTCGACTGGTAACCGCTTCATTTTCTACAGGGGTCGGAATGCCAAACTTGCTATAGATGTGGGTAAGCGGGATTGGTACACCAATGCCTGTTAAGGCTACAAAGATCTCTACCAGCGCCTTAAGGTCTTCTGGTAACTCACAAGCAAAGTGCAGGGTAGGCAAGCGGTCTTCATGGCCGAAATTGAAAAGCACCAAAGGTCGGATTAGATCATCCTTGAGCGTGGCCGCCAACGCCTTGCAATCGGCTACCGTCAGGTCGTGCCTTACCTCTGCATGTGTCTTACTCTGTGCATAAGAGCCCCCGCCGCTGTCTGCGGTCAGGGTCTGCCCCACGATAGCCTTGCTGGTTTGCTCATCGCAGTATCGAGCCAGAGTTTCATAAACTGAAATGCTCGTAGCTTTGTTGCTTTCAATAAACTCGATGGTAGATCCGTTTGGTATCATCCCCGCAGCATCGGTTCCGAGCTGGATGAGCGCCTGCATTAGTTTGGTCTTATCTTCTTCGGAGGCGTTAGCGTCGTATTTGCCGAGCCTCAAGGGCATCCCGTAAACCTCGGCAAAGGCTACCCAATCCTTGATGGAGTAGTTTTTAAAAAGATACATCCAAGCGCATACCCGAAGTACGCCGGCCCTGGAAGGGTGTCCAGATCGAGCCTTGTACTGATGCACCACAAATTTATTTGGAGTAAGCGGGATACCTGTCGGCTCCTCGGCTGTTTCAATGCGCATGGTGTCCTGTGCATCCCAGTGCAGCAATTTTGAATGGATATGGATAAGATCCTTAATCACCACCTTGCCAGCCTCATAGCCCCATAAGATTTCACTTACGGAAATCCCTTTGCCGATTGCATCTAGCAGATCCATCAGGATCGTTTCAAGGTTCTTAAGGTTTGATAGTTGATCGTCGACGAAGGCAGCTACCTGCTTGTCATGCTCATCATCTGAATAGGGGATGATTTCCCAGTCCAATCCGGTTACGGCATTTTTGCGGGTCTGCAGCTGGCTGAAAATATGAGGATCTTTTTCCTCCATTTCTTCAAACAGCTCCATTTGACGATATACATCTCCCTGATCAGCCTCCCTAAAAATAGCAGCAAGCTTACGGGGGTCAAGACCATTTGAGGGGTACCCGGAGTATTTGCTATAAACCGGAGCTACAGCCAACCGATTTGTTTCGGGTCTTGGCTTGGTTTTCACTTTAATAACAGCCATGTTTCACCTCCTAATAGCAGCCTTTACGGAATTTAAATGCACGGGAAAGCACCGATCTGTACTCTGTGGTTTTGCCGCTCTTACTGTTGATTGCCAGCCTAACCACCATTTCTAAGCCGTCGGGCCCGTCATCATTTTTACCGTTGGGGTACTCAAGTAGCTGTTGGAGCAAGGTCTTATGCTTTCGGCTAAACTTGATGTACTTGTTTTTGATTAGGGGCTGCAGGCTCATGATGCGGATATCCTTGCTTTGGCGATTGTTAATCTCTACGACAGGTAAATGCTCTCCTGCCAGTCGGGATTTCTCTACCATAATATCCTTGAAAAAATACTGAAACTGAACAGTCTCTACGCCAAATTCGTGAAATGGCTTGCCGAAATCACGGCGGTTGCGGCGCTGCATCTCGATTGCATCATCAATGATGACATCCGGCTTGCGACGCTCAATCGAAGCCTCCACGATGTACAGGTAACCTGTCATCGTATCCTTTGCCAAATCAAAGAGCGATGAGGTGTCGCTTCGAGCATTCTTTCCCAGTGAGGGGTCGTTGGCGCCAAAGAAGATGAAACGGGGATCCCTGAAATCAGGCGGATCGTCATCGTAAAAATCAAGCCATTCCTCATTAAAGGCGCTGCTCTCAGGGTCGATGGGATTATTTTGGAGCTCACTATTGAACGAAGCATCTCCCTCAGATACCTTGATCACCATTAATTTGTAGTAATCGAGCTTTTCAGGCCAGAGCACTTCTGTGCCCTCCAGCATCTCATCCAGGTTAGCCTCATAATAGGCGAGGGCATCCTGCTGACGGTTTTCGTTTTCAAGGTCAGTATAGATCAGTGCCCATTCATCCCACAGGTATTGATTGGCTGCCCAGCTGAGCACTGCCTGATATTTGACGCTATGATACTCCGGATTTTTCAAGACCTTTGCCAGCAGTGAATCAAAGTGCAACATCGTTCCGATATACATAATATCGGTGTAGGTATCTCCAGCTTTGGAGACCGCTTTATAGAACCAGTTCTCCAACTTCTTGCGCTGCTCTCGGGTCGTGACATTTTCATCGTTTTCTACATCGTCCAGAACGATTAAGTCAGGTCTCCAGTTACGATGCCTGCGTCCTCTGACTTTCTTGCCGGATCCGATGGCTTCTACCTTGATATCGGTAGAGGTGATGATCACATTGGTTTTCCAAACACGACCTTGGAGGCTCCCAAAATCCTCTCGGATATTGGTGTTGTCCTCCAACTCGGTTTTCGTGTCAGCCAGAAATCCTTCTGCTTGGTCGGAGCTGTCTGATAGGATCAAAGGGTAGTGCTTATACTCATAGAGAATTGCGTGTAGAGTATCCTTAAAGGTTAGATTTGTGGACTTGGCGTGTCCTCTGGGGGCTGCCACTGCACGCTTGCAGCCATTCATTCGATTAACACTTTTCGCTGAGGTCAGTGGATCAAACCCTTTGAGAACACTGCTAGTCCATATACCATCAAGGTCATTGTGAAACCTTGGAGATGGTCGAGAAAAATAGTGAGGAGTGTATGCACGCCCAAAGTATTCAAGATCAAAAGCCGCTAGCTTTTTTCGCAGCCCCTGCTTACCGGTGAGTGCAGCCCCTTTTTTATATAAGGCCAGCAGCTCCTGACGCCTCTCGAGATGCTCTGTGTTACGCATCACATAGCGTTCAAACAGTTCAGCCTGATAGCGCTTATCATCCTGCAACCCCTCGTCCTCAGAGAGAATGCCTATGTATTCGTCTAGGTTTATCGACATGCTGCATCATCCCTTAGTATTTCTTCTTTTGCTTCCATCAGCAGCGCCTTCATGCGAGCTGCTAGCTCCGGATTAGATTTGACGATGCCCAGCATCTTTTCCTCTAAGCCCTCAAAGGCAAGGTCGATCTTTTTACGCTGCTCGAGCTTAAGCTTTTTATCAGCGATATCGACACGCATAAAGGATGCAAGCAAGCGACCGGCCTTATCCAGCGGCATCTCCAGATACTCCTCCTCAGCCAAGGACATACGCTGCATCAAGCCATCCATCAGCAGGGCTTTGGTTGCCTTGGCGGCATCTACCTCCGGGTTGCGCTCTACAGTATCGAGAATGAGCTTGGTCTTTTCTAGGCTGTCGGCAACACGCTGTGCTGCTTGATTGATCCGCACCGCATACCGTCCTACTGCACCACGGGAGATATCAAAACCCTGATCTTTGAGCCATCTTGATATGTCCTCATAGCTGTTGGACATATCAAGCAGCATCTCGTTGACCTGAGCCTTAACCTCCGGGGGGAGCTGCTCGATCTTGGAGTTGATCCTTGTGCGGCGGCGCTCTTTTGGGGTAGCCATTAGATACACACCCCGTCATCATCAACGGTCTGCTCGACAAGATCAACACCCTTGCGGGTCAACTTAATTACAGCATCCTTGGCATAAGCGGTATAGGCTGTTATCTTATCGTCGGTAAACTCGATGTACCCGGCTTCGTGCAGGTAATCGAGGTGCTTACTGATATCCGGGGATACAATCATACCGGAATGGATTAGGTTGTTGCTGATCTGCCGCACAAGCAGACGGTTTTGTGGTCCCTTGACGAGGGAACGCAGGATGTAGCCCCGGATCATCTTGTTTTGGGTGCCTACGGCCTCAAGGTCAAAATCGATCATGAAATGTTGCCTCCTTTGCCATAAATGATTTTATCCAGTTTAGCGTCCACACCATTCATTACCCTGATAAAGTCTTCCCGGGTCGTATAGATAAAGGGCATATCAGCTTTCAGGTCATTAAATTGCTTTTCCAAATCGTCATACCGCTTACCATGTTTCTCGTCTATCTTTTCGAGTTTTTGGGCAAGGTTGGTGACATTGGTTTCAATCTTATCAAGGGTACGCTTCATGAAATATGTCAGCGCTCCCACCATTAGCATAATCACGGTTTGTGCGATCCAGTTATAATCCACGCTTCCAACTCCTTACGGCATCGGTGTATGTGTAGCTCGCTTAAGCTCCCATACCTTCTGCTCGATGATGTTGGTTACATAGGTTTCGAGATCGCCAAAAACCTCTGATAAAGCATCCTGATACTCCGGTGATAAGTTTTCCATAATGGTGTAGTATGCCTCAGTAGCTAGGTCTTTAAGGGCCCCGGGCTCTGCTGTCCCTTGCTTAATTGCCTCACGCAGTGCAGCTGCTGTGGTTTGCTCAATACTGGTAACCGTAGTAGTTGCCAGCTCATGCAGCCGCCAAATGGCGTTGTTGATCAGGTTGCGATCGTCCTCATTTGCAAGCTTGATCGCCTCCATCTGAATCTTGACGCTTAGCTTTTGGATCGCATTCACGGCTACGGCACCCAATAGACCTAAGATTGCGGTAGCAATGGTGATCAAGGTGTCGTTGATTACGGGCATGATTTCGCTCATTTGCTTTGCCTCCTTCTAAGATGATAAAAATAAAAAAGTAACAGTAAGGCTTTGCCTTACTGTTACTCTACCAGTTTCTTTTCATCGGTTCTTCTAAACCATTTTATACAGTATTTTTAAATATAGAGGTCTGTCCGTTGAGCCATCCCACACCGCAGATATTGCGTACTTGCGTTTCTGACAGGTTGTATTTACGAGCAAGATCAGAGTGGTTATACCCATTAAACTCACTCTTGAGCTGGCGGTCACGAGCCGCACGGGTAACACTATCGGCTTTGGGGATGTAGAGAAGGATGCCACCGAAGGAAGCCACAATTTTTTTGTAGTTATCCATTCCCACTGTCTCCACCAGTTCTCTTTGCAGCTCATCCTCTATATCCTCAAGCCGGAGCTGCTCCATCAGCTTGTTCAATTTCATCGCCCTCCTTTTCGTTAACCCAGATCTTCGTCTGCATGGCATCCTGTTCTGGATCGTAAATAATGCGCATTGATTTCTTACAGTTGAGACAGGTACCATGACCTAAACCCAATAAACCCATCTCATGCGCCAAAGATTTATGAGCCAACAAATGCTTTCCACAAGATGGGCACACAATTTTGTATGCTTGTCTCTCCTCTATATTAAGTGCTTTTTGCATTGTTGCCCTCCTTTGTCTGCCCCTTGGAACATATCCGTTTAAGTCCCTCTATTGCCTTGGATGCCTGCGAGGGGCTTAACCACTTGGGTGACAGCACCTTATAATACTTGGACAAGAAGCCTTGCAACCGCTGAGGGTCATCTTGCCAGCCCAGCAAGCACTCATACTCGGCGATCTTGTGGAGCTGCTGAGAAGAAGCACGGCTGCTGCGCTTGCTCGCCTTGTCCTTGCGGATAATCAGCTCATAGCATACGTCGTTGATCTCTGGCTGGGTAAACAGCGTGATGCTGTCCTTGCCGATCAGGCTGTATGCCATCTCCTTTGTTTCCTCGGAGGAAAGACCTAAGCCTTTCCCTAACCCAAACATCTGTCCTACTGTAAAGCTGCTTTTAGGTCGCCCGTAGCTTTTTGCTGCCATAGTAGGCACCTCCTATTCTTCTGGGGTTTGCAAGGCTTCTCTCGTGACCTCATACCAAAATTCGTCCTTACGCTCGATGTATGCGCCCACAGCCTCCAGCGTATCTACCGGCTTACGCTTGAGAGCATCAGCGATCACGGTTTGAGTGGTTTTAACACAGTCTCTAAGCCCCAATCGCAGCAGAGCTGCCACCACTTCGGGGGCTTTCTGCTTGTATTTGATCTTTGAAGCAATTCGGAAGCCAGTCTGCCCGAAATTAAGCACCATGGTCTTGCCGGGAATCTCAGAGCGACGAACGGTGACAAACTCGCTGATATCGGTTTCCAGATGCCCAATGCGCTCCTGCACTGGCTTCGCCATGGCGGCGTACTTCTCCTTGATCTGATCCAACTCATAGTTCATGTTATTGGTCATGTCATCCAGTACACGCTCACATTCCGCTATACGCTTAAGGCTGTCGTCTACCTCCTGCCATGATTTGATATTGAGTTCCTGCTGCACCTTTTTTCTAGCCATCGTTACCCTCCTAAACTTCAAATAATACTCTACTGATCTGACCGTCGGCAGCCTCGAAACACACACCATATTGCTGATGGAGCTGACCAAGGGTATGTACATCTAAATTGGCAAAAACCATATTGAGCATGTTACAAACACCAGCTGTAACCATTTCCTGTGCCTCTTGCTTACTGGTAACGCCTGCTGCCACTCCATTGATGGCAGCTCCTATAGTATCTTGTAAACTCATTTTAATTTCCTCCTCATACTGATTAATCTACTATTTCGTACCACATCAACACTCTGTATTTTTCAAACTTGTCGCTTTTTAAGAGTATTCATCCAACCGATTCCATTCTTAAAGTTTTCTTCTCCATCAATTGTCACTGATTCTACCGCAAACACATTATCGTTAGCTACCTCAATGATTGAGCAAATTAGATCCTTTACTCTACTGGGAGAATCATATCTAGCATCGATATCAATGTGTATACAGAGTTTTTTAACCATAACACCCTCCTAAGCTGGGCAGACTATAGCCCCTATAATTATGTTTCGATGACCTAATGGCCTTTGATCCGTCATAGCATCATCATGTCACTGGCTTGCTCGATCATCTGGAGGGTGATCTGCGTTCCCCTGCTTTCGCCCATCAGGCGCAACACATTACTCAGTGTGCGATCAAGCAGCCTAAAGCATCCGTTTTTGGTATTACATGCCCGGTGTACCAGCTCGCCTAACGCTTCATCAGCGAGGGGGAAAGCTGCCAGATACTGCTCTACCTCCTGCTTATCAAGCCCTCTTAGGTCATAATAGAAGTCCACCCGATTGGCAAGGCGGGGCAGATAACTCTTGATCAATGCCTCTAGGCGGGGCTCTCCGGCAATTACCATACCGACACGAGATTGATCAACAATCCCTCGGAGGATCTCCATTTTCTTCTGTGTGTATTTGGTCAGCAGTTTGTCTGCTTCATCAATGATGATCAGGTAGCCGGGGTTTTGGTTAAGGAAAGTCCTGATTCCGTTGACACGCCGCCAGATAGTGCCGTAGGTCTGATGGATGCCGAGCATCCGCTCAATGGCTTCTACAAGATCTCGGCTTGCCATGGTATCGTCACACTCGATGTAAGCTACCTTTGGAAGTCGTGCGTAGTATTTAAGGGCATGAGTTTTGCCGTATCCGGAATTGCCTACGATGATCCCAAGACCTATAAACTCCTGGCAGCTACTGCATACCGCCGTGATCCGGCGTGCATCAGCACTCTGATAAAACTCATTTTTCTTGGGCAGAGATGGGGATGTATCAAGGATCATACCCATTGCGCTGTAGTAGTCCTTTAAACTGCGCTCAATGGATGTGGGATTGGGGTAACTCCCTGAGAGATAGCGTGAGAGTGTCGACCTGGACAACTCTATACGATCCGCCATTTCTTTAATAGTCAGGTTCTTGTCCTGCATATATTGCTCAGTGATCTCGATTAAGCTGCCATTCTCGGCAGGATATATGTTTAATGCTGCTCCCATGATGTCCTCCTTAACCTAACTTACTGATCCGGTCAAGCACTGCCTGACCTCTTTGGTCGTAAAAATCAGCGCTGCTGTTCTTTTTACGCTTTTCTTTGAGCTCCTGTCGATACTGGTTATCCTGTGGGAGGGATACAACCTTTTTCTGCGGTTTGTTCCCAATGGTAAGATCCAGCCCACCCACCACCTGAGGTGTAGGCTCAGGGTTATCTTGTCGTTGCTCATAGGGGGTGCGCCAGTAGTCCAACCTTTCCCGCTCATTCTTAAGCTGACGGTTCTGCAACTGTTTGTGTGCTGAAAGCTGTTCAGACGATACCCGATACCCCATCTTGAGCTGCTCCACACTAGCTGCCTCACCAATCTTACGCCCATCGGTTGTGTAGCAGTAGATCTTACTGGTGTCCTCGGGGTTGTATTTGATATCCACATGCTGACCAATGTAGGGCATAAGTGCTTCGCACATATAGGTTTGCTTAAACTGCCGGATGCCGGTGTTTCCTACATATACCCGATGGGATTTCATCAGCAGCAGCTCGGCGTAGCTCTCTGGTGGCGCTGGCTTGTTGTAGCGTTCCTCGGCATTCTCAAATAGTGCCAAAGGAGTTACCCAGCGTTCACCTGCTTTTTTCAAGCCGCCGTGCTCTCGCACATGGTAAACTTCATTGAGCCACTTGTGCCAAAGGGTGTAAAACTCCTGCATGGTCAGTAGCTCGCCCCGCTCCAGCATACCCTTGACATCTTTCTGCACCTTGCATATGGTCTTGGATGCAGTAAGCGTACCCGTATAGCTGTCCAGCCATCTTGTAAACAAGCTGCAGACCGTACCGAAGAACCGCTCTATCTGTCCTTTGCTCCATGGCTGGTAGGGCAAGCTGCGCATATCATCCTTAATGCCCAAGCTTTTGTAGAAGCCTACCAGTTCACTATCGAAGCTAATGCTGTGGCGTTCGGTACGGGCTCGTCCGGTCATTTCCTTGGCGGTAAAGTCCTTACCGTTATCGATCAGGATGTACTCCGGTGTGCCGCAGCCGTAAACAAACTTGATAAAAGATTGCTTAATGATCTGAGCGTTTGGATGGTGGCAGATTACATCACCACCGACGAAGCGACTGCGGGTGTCGATCCACGCCACCAGCGTGGGGCGAATGGCTGCGATCTTACCATTAGGATGGGTATAGCTCACCCAGCAGTCAAAGGTATGAGCATCTGACTGGACGATCCCCAGCACCGGCACGGATTTGGTATCCCGTTCGCCCTTGACCATCATCTTGTTTTTCCAATCCCTTGTGCCACGCTCTGCAAGGTAAGCTGCCGACCGTCCGTTTTCATTCTCCATCAGGTGGCGTATGTACCGTGCTACCGTTTGGTAGCTTGGGATAGATTTGTCTTCCGTCTCGTAGAGTTCAACCGCTTTGCTATACAGCATCTCAATCGTGCCACGGTTAGCCCGAAACTTTCGATCAAACCAGATGTTTTCAATCAGAGCCTTAAGCTCATCAGAGAGCGAGGGGAAGGTATTGACGGTCTTGGGCTTGCGGCATAAAGCCAACACCTTAAAGTAATCGTAATTCTGCCCGGTCAGCTTCTCATATTTTAAGCTCCACATGCTGGCGCTTAAATAGCTTTCGCTCATGCGGTAGAGCGTGCGTTGGGTCAAACCGTTTTCTTCTGCAAACTTTACGGAAAACCCGGTCTTATCATCACCAGTATAATTACAAAACTCCCGCATCAAGTCGGCAAGCTCCAGAGCCTTCTGATACTGGTGGCCGTAGTTACTGATATACCAGTTGTAGTCTACCTCAACATACCAGGGCAGCTGCTCTGCTTGTATTGTATCGAGCAAGATATCATCTCCTTGCAATGTGGCAGCCTTTTTCTCTGCTCGATAGAGCTGCCTTGCTTTTTGGCTCAAGGAGGACACAGCAACCAGCACACGATCCTTGCCAAATGGACGAGGCTCTGTTTTAGTTTTGTAAGCTTTAGGCATGCGCTGCATTCTGGAGGTAAATCCTTTATATGATAATCCCTCAAGCAGTGCTGCGTCTTCCAGCGAAATATATGTCTCTGCCATCGTTTCCTCCTTTTCAACTATCTCGAAAAGTGGTATAATATGATCGATAATTTTTTTAATTATCGCGGTGGGAAGGTGAGCGTTTGCTGTGGGGACAGTGGGGCGCTCACCTTCGCTTTGTATCCGGGCGATCCGCTCTGATAGATGTGCGTTTACCTCTTGAAGCTCTCGAACGAAAGAAACCCGGTAGAGTGCCCATCCAATTAAGCGGCCCAGCTCTGCGCTGATTTCTTCCTCATTCTTTTGGATCAACTCCTCCAGTGCTTCCAGCTGTCCTTTGTGCTGAAACTGGGTGTTGAGTGATTCCGTCCGTCCTTTGCTAGGGTCTGCTTGGGATTTTGGCTGCAGGGTTTGCAGGAGCTCTTCAAGAGCCTTTAGATTCTCTGTATAGTCCATACTTACCTCCTAGGCTATTTTGGTGATTTCCGTAATGCGGTCAACATACTCCTTGCCGGGGCGGTGACCCGAGATAATCTGTGACAAAAAGGATTTACTGATACCCAGCGTTTTTGCGAGTTGTTTTTTCTTGCCGCCTGTGACGGCTGACCACACCGCTATCCTTACCTTAAGATCGCTTTCGGGGATCATTGATTCCTGAATCTTTGCCATAGTTTCACTTCCTTTGCTGTGGTATAGGGAAAAGCCTTGTGTTATAATTGAAATGATATACTAATTGAAAAAAGAGGGGTGAATTACATGATAGATATGGAGAAGTTCCGTCTGGAATTGCTTGAAGAAGTGCTGCAAAGGCATCCTAAGATGAAGTCCGAAGATTCAATGCTTGCGCCGTTTGCCAAACTGATTGTCGAAATCGCCGCTAACGCTATTGCGAAGTATGATCGGGAAAACTCTCACGAGAATAATCCTCAATCTCCTCAATAAGCTTGTTAACTTTTACTGGTTCAATTGCTTGTGGAGTTATCTGTATACAGGGTCTATCCGTGGAGTAGTATGACGCACGCAGGTTAGAGTTAAGAATATCTAGCCCTACCCTTTCAATCAACTCGCCATTGCTCGTATAGATCGTTAGGGCGCTTGACTGGATGTCGAGGATAACCCAGGTACCGATCAGCGATTCGTACCCCTTAAAGGAATAGTAATAATCCCCATGAGCAATTCCAAACTTGGTAACGAAACATCTTTTGGTTATCAGAGAGAATTCCTCTCCATAATCGATCTGAATTTCCTTAGGGGGCGGATAGCTTGCCACAAGCTTTTTAAAGGACTGCATCAATTGATCTTTCGTCCATGGTTTATAGCTCAGTGACCGGCACATATCCGTGAAGGTATCGAAGGCTGCCTCAAAACTGCCGTGGAATCTGCCGTGTGCGGTTTTTCCGTTGCGGTCTATCTCCCATACTACAAAAACCGGTAGAGGGTCAAGGTCTGGGCAATGGGCCAGCACAATGCGATTACGAAAGTTAGCATCTAAGATGTAACCGTTTTTTAGGGGCTGTCCGATTTCTAATTGCATAACATTTGCTCCTTCCTAAAAACTGTTTTAACTGCGCCGGTGTGGCGATGGGCAATCTGCAGCAGCTCCGGAGTGTTCTTTTGAATAAGCCAGTTTGCCGGATCCAATCCCAGCCGTTCACGAAGGAATAGCTTTTGTGCCCTGGTTGGATTTTTGCCATTCATTTTGATTTCACATCCTTTCTTTTTTGCCTTATCCGATTGCTCTCAATACATCGAGTGTTATGGCACAAAGGCTGTCGGCCGTAACACACACCCGTTTTACCATGCGGTCGTTGGCCCCGTACACCTTTACAAATTCCTCTCCGTCGGATTGGGCAATGTATTCGGCACGGTCTATTGTTTTGTCAATTTTACGGAGAAGGGCGGTAAGCTCGTTTGCAACAAACTCTGCTTTCATTTCATGCACTTTCATTCTCGTTTCACATCCTTTCTTTTGGCAATTTTATTCTACCATCTACCTTTTTTCGCCAGTTTTGGCTTGCTTTTGTGCTAATAGTGCTGTACACTTAAATTGCTTAATTTGTTTAGCACAATCTTATTATACATGTCAATTGACATGAAGTCAATAGGTTACTTGCCATAATGACATGATTTAATGTAAATTGACAGGAGGGAAATATGGATACATTAGGTGAAAGATTAAAATATATACGAGAAAAAGCAGGCTACAATAAAGAACAAGTAATGAATTTACTCCAAATAAGTAATTTAGGTAGATATGAAAGCGACCAAAGGAAGCCTTCTTTAGATACTTTAATCTTATTGGCTAAACATTACGGCGTGTCAATTGACTGGATAGTGCTAGGTGAAGACACAAGCAGCTTAGAATTATCACCCCCTCGAGAAACATCCTGGTATCTAAATGAAAATCAAAAAAAAGTAGCCAACGATTTCTTTAATAACCTTACTTTGGAGCAGGTCGCTCTTTTAAATAACTATGAGAAACTTAA